GTTACCTCCTTACGGCCTCACTTTTTATCATAAGGTTTTGTCTACAGCCAGAATGAACAACAAAACGCACACTATCACAAACGCATAAAACCCGCTGTGCTCCATGTTGTTTCACCCTTCCCAGCCGCCACCCAGAGGGCGCACGCCAACCTCTCCTCCCTCCCCGTGCGTCCCGGTGGGCCTGGGCCTGTAGGCCCGCAAAGTTGTCTTAGTTTTGGTCGCTGTCTGGTGGTGCTTCCTGCCCGGGCTGTGCCTCTGTCTTTTCCGGCTGAGTTTCTTCCATTGCCTCTTCCGCTACGCTATAGCTGACGTCGATGGACGGCACTTCCGTCATGTCCTCGGCCACCTGGTTCTTAACCGTCTCGTCAGTAGCCTCTACGCCGCGCATAATCTCCACCGATATCGGCAGCCACTTCCACGCGGCCCGGACAACCGTCTTTTTAGCCATCTCCACATAGTCCGTCACCCACGGGCCGCTGTTCCCGGCCTTAGAACGCTTCCGGTGGTCGTCGATTTCCTTTTTGCTCATGTAGTGAATCTGATAACCGCCGTCCTTAAACTTGGCTATCATGTAGCACCCACGGAAGGCACCAGGCTCATCAAACTGCTTATCTTCTCGCAGGTGCCATGGGATATGCTCAAGAGTATCCTCCAGGCCGTATTTCAGGACAAAGTAATCGTTTTCATAGACTTCGTGGGCGGCAATGGACTGTATGTTGCCGCTTCTCCGGGCAAGGTCGATCATGCCCCGGTAGCCGATGATGAACTGCACTTCCATCGTCCCAGTCTTGTTGTTGCGGAAAGGTACGAGATAGGCGTGGCCCAAAAGGCCAGGCTCAAGGCCCAACTGGGCGCACTGCATCACAGCGGCTAAAAGTGAGGGCACGCTGCACTGCAACAACGTGGGGTTTGTGCGGATGACAGTAAGGGCAATGCGGGATAATCTATCGGCATTCATGTGTTTGGGGAGGGCGCGGGCGATCTCACCCTCCATCTTCTTCAGATACGCAGCTATGGTATTGGCGGGGTCGTTTCCTTTTATGGGCGTATTAGCCCGTTCAGCAAGTTTGTTCTTCAGGTCGGAGTTTTTGCCATTAGTCGCCATTTAGTGTTCCTCCCTATTTGACTTCAAATTTTCTGTAAGGAGAAGGCTTAGCGTACTTCTGGTAAATCTCGGGCATTTCTTCCTTCAAAGATTTGGTGTCCAGCCTGACAGGCGAAATGTTCCTCCACACCACCAGTCTGTCTCCAATACGGCCTTTTTCAGCCTCACCGAGTAGCAGTTTCAGCTTGTTTGCCGCCGCCTCTTTGCGTTCTGCTGCGGCCTTTTCTTCTTCTTTGGCGGTCTCGTATTCGGCGATCAACTCCAGGGCCTCCGGCGGCAGGTCCACGATTCTGGACTCCTGCGCCACCGGGTACAGCAGGTTAACCACTTCCCGGGCCGCCTCGCTACCGTCCATTTCCGGCGGGGTGCGGTTCTCAACTAACTTCCAGAAGTCCAGGGCGATTTGGTGCAGGTAGCCGATTGCCTCATCATCCCGTTCCACCTCGGCCTGGACGTACTTCTGGCCGCCGATGAGGGCTGCCAGGAAGCCGCGCTTCAGGCCGGTTATGCTCAGGTACCACTGCAACTGCACCATGGCCCAGTCGGGTACTTTTACTTTGCCGGGTTCCTTTTCGTCTTCCCACTCTTTAGCGCCGTAACTGCTTGTCGTCTTAATCTCCAGCACTGCGTCACCTTTCGGTTTATCCTTAACTAACCGGTCGATGTTCGCCAGGAATATCGGGTATTTCGGGTGCTGGAGGACAGCGTTAACTCGTTGTACTTTGAGGCCGTTCCTCCGGGCAAACTCATCGGCCACCACCTGCTCCAATACCTTACCCCAGTACATGGCCTCGTTCTCTGGTTCTTCTGGGATGGCCCGGATTTTTTCCAGGTACACCTGCATGGGACTGCGCCAGGGATTTAGCCCGGCGATAGCGGCTATGTCGCTGCCACCAATTCCACGCCTCCGAATCGAGAGCCATTCGTCCCGTGGCATGTCCGCCGTGCTAGCTATCCTGACGGCCTGCATCTATGACACCTCCAGGGCTTCCTCTACGGTCATGATCCGGAGGCCAAGGTACTCCCTCACACAGTCCATATCTGCGTGCAAGATATCACCGGTGTTTGTTACGTACACCTCGTTGCTCTCATAAATCTCTCCTCCGCATCCGCTGCAGAAGGTGCGAACATCGGCATCTGCCGGGTCAGGGAGGCCCTGGGAGAATCTATCCAAACAGACGCTCATGATATCACTCCTTGAAATAGGGAGATTGGGCCGGGCCGGAACCCGGCCCTGGGAGAAAGGAGAAGGGAAATAAAGTGAGGTTAAAACAGTTCCTTCTCAATGTCTCTTATATAGCACTCAGCAGCCGCAATCATAATCTGGTTACCGTAATACCCACTGCTGAATGCGTTAATAAAGTCACGATCCATAGCGTGAATAAAATCGTCAGGGGTAACGTTGAGTATTTGACTTCCCTTTTGTGCGATAGCTTTTAACCGATTGCTATCTATAACTTCCCTTAAAGAAATAATTGGAAACACTTCCTTTCTAGAATAAGAGTGTTAGGGCCGGGCCGGAACCCGGCCCTGGGAAAAGGAGAAGGAGGTTAGGATGCCAAGGTGCCGCCCCGGGGCCATGCCACCCGCCCTCTCGCACCCACCGCCACCGGGCGCAGCCTGGTGATACCTAATGTAGCAGTCAGAACATATAGGCACAGGATAGCCGAGACACGTTTCAATATAGTGTTTTATCTTGTCTAGGATTCTCTCACATATAGCGCATGTTACTTTCAACTTAGTACCTCCCGCACCAGCACCAGCACCGGAACATATGCCCCAGAACAGTAGCACAGCCACTTTGTTTCCCGTACACGCACGCCTTCCGCCGGCTCCCAACCGGGATGGCCCTCCCGGGTTGCGCACAGCCGGCAGGCGGGGTAAATGTTGCCGGGCTCTGACTTCCCGTAATAGGCGCACGTCTCACAGGACGCGCCCCGGTTTTCTACTTGCATTGCTCATCACCACGTGTTACAATGGTGTCGGGTAATATCCGGCGTTCTAGCCGCTTTTCTTTTTTTATAGAAAATTGCCTCTGAAAACCTACGGCCTTGTGCCGGGTGTAAAATTCATCGAATCACCCCTCCCGCCCTAAAGTATTGTTTCCACCGCTTCCATTTGCGCCGCTCAGCCCGCCACGCTTGCCAGCGCAGGTAAAGCATTCTGAACAAGTTCCCACCTCCTAAACTGGTTCCGCCTTGGCAAACACTCGCCCACAGCGGCAACCATATGTCACAAAATCCCTTGTACGTCCCTCTTTTATCGAGAGTATCCGCACATCCCCGAGCAGGGCATATATATCCGCCCCGCACCCGGGACAGTGCCTCTGGCTTTGCGGAAGCAGTTCAGTCCCTCGCACCACGACCCAGCCAGATTCGCGGGTGGCCTCCACGGTGAAGCCGTGCAGCTTCAGCCGGGATATGCCGTAGCGGTCCAGCACGGCCCGGGCCGTTTTCAGCATCAAATCCCTGGCCCTGGCACTCTGCGTTGCCAGAAACACCTGCACGGCACTTTGCACCACCTGGCGGTCTTCTAGAGAGGGAAGTGCATATACCTCAGCCACTCGCACTCACCGCCTTTGTTAACAAAAAATCCCGGCAAATTACCCGCTGCCGCACTTTCCGCGCGTGCCGGGTGAGAGTTTCCACCCTGGCTTCCAGCCATTTGTAGCATTCAGCATGGTAAGCCTTGCCGTTATCGGTTACGCTAGGCTGGTCGTTCCAGACTAAATCCCCGCACGCCGGACAGATACGGGCCGGTATCTCGTACATGGTTCCACCTCCTTCTAGTTTCCACGCCACGATCCATGCCCTGCCATGCCACGCCGGGCCGTGCCAGGCCGAGCCCAGCCGCGATCCATGCCGTGCCTCGCCACACCGAGCCAAGCCCTGCCCTGCCGGGTGGCCACGAACCATGCCCCGCTAAGCCACGCAGTTCCATGTCATGCCCTGCCTTGCCGGGCCAAGCCACAGTCC